GATACTGAATGCCATCTCAGCAAAGTCAGTCGATGTGCCATCACCAAGAGCTTCACCAGCAGCGAGGGTCATACCAGTACCGGTACTAAACGCTGAAGCAAAGGGGTCTGTGTTTTGTGGATTGTGAGTACCCGCACCTGAGAAGTCAGTCGAAACTTCGTCAACACCCATCGTCTCGTCACCAGTTTGGCTGGTCACATGCGAACGCATCGCAAAGATAAGTCCGGTTGGACCTGTCATTGGCTGAACGCCAGCGATGTCGAAAGCAATGAGGTTAGGCATCGCACGACGTACAAGGCTAATCAGGATTGGATCCCAATTGTTTACTTCTCCGCTACCTGCGTTGTTGGCTGGTTCTTCTGCCAGGAACTGCTCTTGATTCTCTAGGAGAATAGTAGTCACCTGTCGGCGGTAGTTATCTTCGATACGAGGAATGTCCTCGTGTTCCAAGATTGGCTTCCACTTTCGCTGAAGCTCCTCCGTGATTATACGTCCATTAAGATCCATTATGGATTTCTCCTTACTGTTGTCCTAGTTCCTGTCAATGCAGGTTACTACAGATACTTATAAATCCTCGGCTTTAGAGTCGCCTCTTAGCCCATCAAGGTCTGTGATTGAAAGTTCCCTGTCGGAGTTGGGGCTCCGGCGAGTCTGCTCAAGCCCGCAGCATAGCGGGACATTTTCGAATCTATCTTCGGTGCGGATGGAGTATTGTTCTCGTCAACGGCATCCACATCATCGTCGTTCACTGTTGCCCGACTGAAGTAGTTCTCTCGCAAAATTTGGACTTTCTGACGATACTGGTTAGCATCATCGAATTCCACACCCTCACAGAGATGGCGAAGTCGCTCGCGCTCGGTATCAGCAAGTCCATCGGACTCTTCTGCGAATACCTCATCGACCGTCTTGACGCTCAACTCTTTGCGAAGCGAGACATTGGAATTGATCTGCTCACCAAGCTGATTCTCAAGCTCCGAAATTCGGTTCTGAGACTCAGTGAACGCATCTACTCGATCTTCGGGAAGTTCGATGTAATGCTCTTTGAAGATACCATGTAGAGCCTTCATGAAGGAATCAGAGATGTCAGCACGTAGACCGGTTTCGACGGCCAGCTTGTTCTCGGAAACCCATTGCTCAACAACGTACCCAAGGTAGTCGTCGATTCGTTCGACGAGTTGAAGGTGCTTACCTTCGTAATGATCTTGTACTTCAGCAACCTTCTCTTGGAGATAGCCGTTGTAAGTCTCGGTCATGTTAGTAGCATGACGCTGAACAACTTCGCGCAGGGCAGCTCCGAAAATCGTAGATGCCTTCGTCTTGAATTCCTCAGAAAGATCCTCACCATTGAACAGAGCGTTCGTTGCTTCAGCAACGGTCTGATCCATTCCTACCGCTGCGGGATCGAGGGGCTTTTCCTTGGCTGTCTGTTCCGAGTCGAGGGCTCCACTAGAAGGCTTGCCGCCAGAGCCGGGATCGCCACGCTGGCCCGCACGCTTTGCGTCGTCCTGTGTGTCGCCGTCAGCGCCTGTTAGCTGATCGCCGGGATTTCCGGGATTCGGTGCTGCCGCACCACGGGGTTGTTCTCCAGCCATCTGTTGTGCCTCCACAACTGCGGTCCCAGCCGGAACAGCAGGATGTGAGTTGTCGGTAATTTCATTACCAATGTCGCCGGAATACGTTGAGCTTTGTCGCTTACGCTGAGCATCAAGACGAGCAGAGTCATCTGTTCGTGTTAGCTGATCGTCAGCAGCAGCCTCTTGCATATCGTCGTCATCTTCATCTTCGTCGTGATCTTCAAGATTGAGGAATCGGCCGAGAGGATTGCTAGTCTCTTCCATCTCGTCATCGTCCATCTCATCTTCGTCGCTCTGCTCTTGAACGCGACTCTTCTTTACAGCGTCGGGACCTTCGGAACCGAGCTTCACGTCCTTGGAAGGACCACCAGCTTTCGGCATGGTTCTACCCTTCTGACTCTTGGGACGCCCGTCATCGCCGGGCTGGATGGACTCATCCATCTCATCGTCCTCTTCGTCGCTATCAAGGTTCTCTAGAACCGCCGCAGCAGCAGCCAGTGCCGCCTGTCGGGCAACTTCCGTTGCTTGTTCTGTTCGTGTCTTTCGTGAATTGCTACGAGGCATGTTTTACTCTCCCGGAATTGTATACCAGATCATGATTATTTATGGATTCGGTGTTTTACATCTCACCCAAGAATCTTTCCCAAGCATCAAGATGGATATCCTCAAGCTGAAGTCTGTTAGCTCGCTGGATTTCCCGCTTGTACTCTTCGATCTCTTGGACTTTCCAAATCCCACTTTCATAGATCCACTCTTTGTTTTCCATGATTCCCCGAACAAAGGCCTCTGGGGCTGACGGATCAGCTACGATGTCAGCGGCAGTTGCCAAGTGGAAATCGTCCCTTACGATGTTTACGCCCCCACGACCAGCTTGTAGGCTCCCCATACCACGGGATGAAACTCCCAATTGAGCCCCCTCTTCAATAAAGGACTTCACAATCTTTCCAAACGGAGTATCCAGAACCTTGGCTCTGCCAATGTAATTGGTGCCCTCTCGCACTAGACTTTCAATCAGGTGGGAAACCCGTTCCAGATTGATGATGGGACCATCGGGGTGTCCCAACTCTCCAAACGCCCGTCTGGGTTTCACAAATTCCTTGACGTAACGCTGGACCTCTTGATCCAGAATTTCCATAGGATACATGCGACCGTTGCGGTTCTTGATATCGCCTTGTAAGAATGTGCCTTCAATGAACACGTTCTTCTTACCTGACTTAGTGGCCTCAACGATGTAGTTGGCGTCTTTGATTTCTTCTGTTAGTAGTCTCATGAATGGATCACATTCCCATGTTGGTTCTTTTATGTAGGGATCTTTCCCGTTTCCTAGCTATTGCTTTGGATGAGCCCCCTCGGACTCTGGCCCCTTTGACCGCTGCTCTTTCTTTTCCAACCCGCTCATCGGCAGACATCTTCACGCACGTACCGTTGTCCATCTTGAATCCGGGTTCGCAGGATTTCTTAGTACCCGACTTGCCCGCTTGAACTACTCTTCTTTGACTTGGGTTTTGCTCGTTCACGAAAGGTATCGCGGCCGTCAGACTCACTTCCCTCCTTGATTCCTAATCGTTTCTTGAGAGCGTCGATTCTAGCTTGGATCTGTTTCTCGATAGCTGGAGACTTTGCTGTTTCTATCTTACGCACAAGAGTTTTTAGCTCTCTACGGTTCGTATCAAACACTTCAGCTTGGGCTCTACCCTCATCGAAGTTACGAGACTGGTCATCCATTCCACCGGTTTGCGTTAAGTGGTTGTTGGGAAGTCCCTGATCTTCTGGCTCGGCAGCGTCGTCATCTGGTTCCAAGTTGCCATCTGTGTTCGCGTTCTTTACAAGGACTTCGGCCCCTTCGAACATCTCCGCCGCGAGCAACACTCTTTGGTCGGACAAGCACTCAGACACCTTGTACGAAAGCAATCTGTTGACACAATCATTGAAGCGAACCGTGTCTCCCTCTTGAAGAGCCATAATCAGCAACTCAATGAGCTTATTTCCGTCAACCGCTTCATTCATTACTTGTTCTGTCATTACCCATCTCCCACTCTTGACATCCAACTTCAGGCCTAGTTTCTTTGCGATGCCATGATTCTGCCGTGTTGCCGTAAAGGAATCCATGAACCCCTGTTCATCCACAACTCCCTGAGCAGCCTTGAGCATTTGCGGCAATGCGTAGGTGTTGTACCATTTCTTTTTGGCGTCTCGCTTATCCTGCGCCATGATCGCCATAACCAATTTTGTGTGGTTGATCTTGGTCATTAGACGATCCTAATTGGTCCGGTTGATTTGAATCCTTTGAAGGTCGTGTGCTTCATCGCAAAGTTGGACATCTTCACGAAGCCAGCCTTGCTTGCGCTAGCGGCCTCACGAAACTTCTTTTGGCCGTCCTTCTTCAAGGCATCGTGTACAAGGATCATGGCACGGGCAGTTAACATGTCAACCGTCATACGTGTCTTGTCGTCAAACTTGACCTGCGCTGCTTGGGACCGGTCAACGATCATTCGCAAAATCGGAGTGATGTCCTCATTCACTGAAATACGAACCGAGAATCCGGGGTCAACCCCTTCGTCCATCAATGTCAAAATTCGCTGGTTGTCCAGTCCTTTTTTAGCAACGACTTGCATGATGCTGCGTCGAAGCTCGTTTGTTAGGGAGCGATTCCCAGCCTTCTTAGTGATCTTGTAGTCGTCTATCCACAGCCCCAAACCCTTCTTCAATTCACGATCAGTCTTGTCCTCTTGAAGATCATCCTCAGTCAGAGGGGGCAAGTCGGCCAAACCGTAATGTTCTCTCATAGCAGCCATACGTTCAAGGATGGCTTGCTCATCGAATTCGGTTTCTTCTGGTTCGTCGATGCGAAGGTTGCCCTGATTGGCGTATCCAAGAGGATCGCCAATGGTAATCGCTGTCTGATTAGGGGGAGTACGTGAGGCCTTCGGGGCTCGCGTCACTTCGCTCGCTTCAGGAGCATATGGCCGTTCTTCCATGGCTGCCATGTCCTCCGCAGCGAGTTCAGCGGCGACGGCAAGCACTTCTCTCTTGCCAGCCTCGGTCGGCAAATCTCCATGGGTCAAACCTAAAGCATGGCACTTGAGCATCTTGAGCAATTTCTGAACACCGCCAGACTCACCCAACTCAAGACCCAGTTTCGCAGCAACTTCCTGCGCCAACTCATCGTTCTCAACGCCAAGCTGACTGACCTTTCGAATCAACACGTCTAACATCTGACCACGGCCAGACAGGTGATGGGGATCATTATACCCACCGCGACCGAAATCATTAGACGCACCAACACCACGGAAGGCTTGGCCGTCTTGATGCTCGACAAGGGCAAGGATGTCCTTGCTAAGAGTCTCGTCAAGTTGCGTTCGGATGTCAGAATACGTTTTCATTCGCTTACTCTTCGTTGCTTGCTACGCGGATATTGCCAAATGTGTTCTTGGCAATCTCTTGACGTTGGATTTGTAATGCCCCAGCAACCTTATTGGCGATAGCCGCATCAAAGTTTGCCTTGAACTGCGCACCGTCCTTGTTTGATGCGGCTGCGATCATGTCTTTTACTTCGTTACTCATTTGACAGTTTCCTTCTTCTTATCTTTCTTCTTAGCTGGTTCTTTCTTCTCAGCTTTCTTCTCTGGTTCTTTCTCTGGTTCTTTCTCTGGTTCCTGAATAACTACCGGGATTGGTTGAGTAGGTTGGGCCGGTGCCAAGGCTGGCTGGGGTGCTTGCTGGGCTGGCTGTGGTTCGGCCTCTTGACCGAAACCATTCTCACCGTTTTCCTCAGCTTCCTCAGTTTCCTTCTGGTCCTCTTTTACCTCTTTGTCGATCTGTTTGATTTCCTCATCCGATTGTCTCAACACGTTCTTTCGGATCCAGTCCTTTGAATAGAATCCCTGTTCCGTAGCATCACCAATACTACCTAGCAAGTCCAGTCTTTCACGCAGAATCTCAGCATCCTTCAACTCTGCGAAGTGCGAATCTCTCGCCCACTCAAAGTGAAGATCCTCTGCCATCTGCTCCCAGTCAGCATCGGTTACGATGCCCTTTAGCATTACCTGCGTTCGCAGCAGACTTAGGAAGAGTTCGGAAAACTTGTTGCGAATCTTCGAAACGAACTTTGAAAACTTCAATTCGTCTCTGGTGATTTCGCTGGCTCGGCCCAAACCTTGAACACCCGAATCGGGATCCAGTCGAGAGACTGGAACGTTCAATGCCTTGTAGAGCTTCTTTAGGAAGAACTCCACATCTGCCATCTCGCCTAAGTTATCACCACCCGGTAGAGTTGTGATTTCTGTTCCTTTGCCTCCCTCTCGTCTCGGCAGCCAGAAGTCCTCCAGCATTGAGAAGTGTCGTCTTGTGTCTCTTACCTCACCCGTTGTCGCATCATACGTCAACTTGTTTCGATAACGATTCATGATGTCTTTGAGATACGCTTCGGCCTTCACCTTCGGGAGCGAACCCACGTCGATGTAGAAGATTCGACGTTCCGGCGCTCTAGAAATTCGGTAAATCACTACCGCATCTTCAAGCAATCTCAACTGATTCATGGGCTTGAGGGCTTTGTGAAGATACCCAAAGACTCTCTTGTTGCGAGTCTTGCCCGGAATCATTATGGCTCCCTTTTGTGGAAGCTCAACTACCAACCCCGAATGAACGAACGAAATTGAATCAATACTGATTCGAACGCCTTGCATTACCGAATTGTCGGTACTGGATGTAGATCCAGTGACTCCTGAAGAATCATGAAATCCTACTTCATTGTAGATGTAATACTCGTCTGTAATTCGAGGAAGCTCAATGCCCGTCTCTTCATCTCTTTCTCGGACAACCTCTTTGACCTTGCGAATTGTCAGAGGATCAATCTCACGGACTTCTAGGATTCCCTTTTTTAGTGTCGCTGCGTTGGTGTTGTCTACGATAACATGATGGTATAGACGACCGTCAATGTACCACTTACGAAACTTCTCATGCGCTCTCGTCTGAAACTTCAACATTCGCAGGATGAATTCAAACTCTTCCTGAATCTTTGTCTTGATCTTCTCCGAGTTGTTGATACCCTTGAAGTTCACCCCCTCAAGATTCAACTGGACGATCGGCTTTCTCTCGTCAGCTACAATCGCTTCGTTGACAATATCATCAATGGCACTGTCAATTTCCGGGTGAAGCGCCAACTCGCGGTACGTGATAATGTGGTCGAAGTCGGTCTGTCCGGGTTGACCACCAATGTCCAGAAAGGTACTGGTAAAGTAACCCGTACCGCGTTCAATTGTAATAGAGCCGTCAGCTTCATCTTGAAGTACGAACGACTCTTTTGACTTTTCAATCTTGGCGAGCTTCGGGGATCGCCCAAGCTGAATTCCAAATAGGTTCATCGGCATAACATAAAAACCCTCACTATGCGACTAATGTATTAGCTAGTCGTGTTCGATGTCCAGTATTGGTACTGAAGGTTCACAGAAAATTCTTCAAGTGTATTCTCAGAGTCATAGGACAGTTCGATGGCACCAACCTCAGACGGCCAGCAACCTTCGAACAGATAAGTTTTGAATGAAGTAGGATTGAGGCTAGGGCCTTCGCGGCCAAGCTGTTCTACCTGAGCTTGCTGAATGTAAGAATTCAGACCGCTCGGTCCTACGTTCGCAACGTGAGCGTTGATGACATTCATCCACTCTTCGAACGCATCGCGGATAGCGAAGTCCGTATCGTTGATGACCGTAATGGTCCACTCAGCAAACGTTCTGTCGCCCGCAATCTTCAATTGACGGCCACGGAAAGGTATATCAATGCTAGGGATCGTGGAAGCCGGAAGGCTAGCACCCTTACAGAGAAAGTTGAGTTTGCGAGCGGGTCCACCGCCACCAAGTACGTTGGAAACGGATTGGGCAACGCTGCCAACAGCACCACCAATGGCACCACCAACGGCACCTAGTCCCGTAGCAAGGGCGCTAGAAGAGGCATTTGGGAATCCGCAAGTGACACGAAACAGGTTCGGTCTTGCTCCCCCGCCAGCCAAGGCTCCCTTGAAATCGTCGATTCTCATTGACATTTGTTAGAACTCCTTTAGGAATATGTAGGCTTAGCCACCCACCTCACTGAAGTCAACACCCGTTCTAACCGCAATAAAGTTCAACTGAATGAAGTTGATCGAGCGGGCAGGCTTGATGAAGATGTCCGCAACAAACTCGTTGCGATCAATGATTTCAGGAGTGTTATTAGTTTCGTCGCACACAACCTTGAAGTCGGTAATGCCCCGGCGTCCCTGTACTTCCCGAAGGAATGGGTTCACCATCTGGCGAAACTGTGTGCGTGTGAATTCATCGTTGAACTCGAAGAGGCTGAATTGAGCAGCCTTAGCGATCGACTTCTCAAGAATGATGAACAAACGTCGGACGTTGATTCGATCAAACGCACTTGGACGTGAAAGCAAGGTCTTGTCACCAAAGAGAAGTGTGCCTTCTCCGGGGAACGAAACCACAGGATTGATGCCAACCTGATAGAGCCCGTCACGCTCCGGTCGGTTTGGATTGAATGCCAAACGAATCGCGTCACGGATCTGCCCACGGTTGAATCCGGCTGGGGAGAACCACGGGTCAGCAATGTTGTCTGTGCGAACCACAAGACCAGCGATGTCACCATTGAGAGGGACAAAGCGGAATACATCATTGAACTTATCGAATTGGAACTTCCAACCGCTGTCCATCACCGCATAGGATGTCGATGGCAGACCAGCGCGGAACTCTCTCGCATCATTCGCCTCGTCTCCAGTGTTGTTAACTACGTCGTCTCGCTCCGGGGAGACAAACGCAATACAGTCCTTGCGGTCATCGCAGATTCCGATGACGCCTACCGCAACTGCCTGACTGGCAGGGCCAGTGAGGATCAGCGAAATATCGACCTTCTCAGGATCAGCAAAGAGATCGTATGCCCGAAGGATGTCGCCATCCGTTGGAGCGGAACCGGTGAGTCCGTCACTAAGGTCGTCAGTCTGAATGCCTATTTCGTCGTAGGAAACGTTCAGCGCATCCGAAGGATCGCCCCAGTTGGAAACGGAAGCCGGAAAGTCACCGAACCAAATGAAACCCGAAGTTTCGTTTATCACTTCTCGGTAGTATGCCAAGGCACCGCTGCTGAATCGTCCGTCAGA